CGGTTATGTCTGTCAAGGATATTTATATGGACAAAGTGAGGGGATGCCTTTTGGAGGATGGATTGTAATTAATAAATCAACAGGAGAATGGACGGTTTGTGAAACACCTCTTGCTGATGAGCACTATAGAATAAAAGCACTTCAAACTGTAAAAGAAAACTTAACTGCGTTAGAAAATAAAGTTCCTTTTAAAAGATGTTATACGGATATTGAGGAAACTTATAGAACTAAAAAAACAGGTAACAAAGTTTTGGGTATGGTATGTGGATTCTGCCCATACAAACTTCCTTGTTGGGGAAGTAAACTGCAGTTGCTACAACAACAGCAGTCACAAGGTAAAAATCCCAAGTGGGTTTGGTATACTGAAGTCAACAATCCGAGGAAAGATGACAACTATACAAAGTCGTAAAGCCAAGGGGCGTAGACTACAGAACTGGGTGAGAGATAGTTTGAGGGGTCTGTTTCTCGCCCTTACCGATGATGATATTAAGGTAGCTATCATGGGTGAACGAGGTGCTGATGTTAAGTTATCAAAGAGGGCACGAGATGTATTCCCTTATGATATTGAATGTAAGAATACTGAAGGGTGGAAAAAAATATATGATGCTTATGATCAAGCTACCTCCCATGGAAGTAATGAACCTTTGGTATTTGTTAAAATGAATAATAGGAATCCTTTAGTTATTGTAGATGCAAAACATTTTATGAGATTAAATAATGTGGGATTTTTAACAGAACCTGTAATGATAAAATATGAAAAAAATAAACCAAAGTGATGTTGATAAAGTTTATAATGAAGTCTTTCGTTTAATGACTAGACTTTGCAGAGACTACGAACCTTTAGCTGTATCAGGTGTGATGTTGGCTCAAGCTCTAAGACTTTATAAAACAACTTTACCAATGGGGGATTTTGATTTATTAATTGAGGAAGTTATGGCAACTGTTAAGGATGATGTGAAACCTTTTGATATACCAACATTGAATTAATATGGATGATAAAAAAGATAAATTTAATTTATTAACTTCAATTAAAGTCTTAGTTACTCCTTGGGATAAAGGCTTTAGTTGTGGAATTATACTGGACAGTCGTAATAAAATGTCGGATGAAGAGTTTGAACTTGTATCTACAATTGCCCGAGGTATGATAAAACAGGCAACTACAGATCCTCATAGTACCTTTTTAGCAGGTATAAGAGGATTTGCAGATGATCGTAAATATCAAAAAACAAATGGAGGTATAGATGCTGTAGCACGTTTTAGTGATGACGATAAGATTATTGATTTTTTAAAATATTTACAACGTAAACGCAACAAGGACTTAAATTAATGGCAACACATTTAGTAATAGGGGATCCTCATTGCAACCCCAAAGCAAGCAATGATCGATTTCTGTGGGCAGGCAAGCTTGCAAGAGATCTAAAACCAGATACCATAATTTGTATGGGTGATTTTGCAAGTATGGATTCTTTATCAAGTTATGATAAAGGAAAGAAATCCTTTGAGGGCAGGCGATATAAAAAGGATATTAACCATGCACATGACGCATTAGAAAAGTTTAACAAAGGTCTCAATGGGAGACGATCAAGAAAGGTTATGCTTCTTGGTAATCATGAAGATAGGATAGACAGGATAATAGATGAAACACCAGAACTTGATGGGACAATTAGTACAAAAGACCTTAAATTTAAAGAGTTTGGCTGGGAAGTTATTGATTATCAGGAACCCCTGGCTATTGATGGCATACATTATTGCCACAATTATCCTACTGGTATCATGGGTAAGCCTATTAGTGGTGACAATATCGCTCGTTCTCTCCTATTAAAAAATAAAGTATCATCTACTGTAGGTCATTGCCACCTGTTTGATTATTCTATATGTACAACTCCATTAGGTAGAAAAGTTATGGGATTATCTGCTGGATGTTATTTGCATCATAAGGAAGAGTATGCTAAGAATACCCAAAGATTGTGGTGGAGTGGTTTGATTGTTAAGAGGAATGTCTATAAAGGTGAATATGATATTGAAACTCTAGAGTACAATACTGTGAAGAGGCGTTATGGCAAATAGTATAACTAAAAAGTATCTAGAGACAGCAATAGAATTAATAACAGGGCCTAGGGCACATGATTATGGTGATAAAATTATTAACCATAATAATATAGCCAAATTATGGTCTGCTTATTTAGATATTAATATTAGTGCACATGATGTAGCAATTTGTATGACATTGTTAAAAATTGCAAGAACTAAACTTGGTAGCCGTGCATCAGATACTTATGTAGATGCTGCTGCTTACATGGCTATTGCGGGAGAATGTAAAAAAAAGGAGGTAGAGTAATGGGTGCAGTAAAACAAGCGTTGATTGAAGTTGAAGATTTAGTTTGTGGTTGTCTTCAACAACATAGAACAGTAAACCAAACTATTAGAGATTTGAAGGAGATCTTTGATAAAGGTAATAGTAATATTTATTTAACAGATGAGGATTTAATTGAAGATAAATATTATCAATTTAGAGGATAGTAATGCCAATTGATTTAGAGCATCCATTTATAGATGCCTTAACTAAAAAATACAAAGCTGAAATATCTGATGGGATATCTACAGTTTTAGTATACTTAAAGAACCCTGTGGGAATTGGGGAACACCCTCAATTCATAGCTGAATTAGATAAAGCAATATTAAAAATATCTAATGCAGAGGAAAACCTTAGAACAATACTTAAACACTTTGAAAAGTTAACTAAATAGGAGGAAAGAAAAATGGCGAATAATTCAAAGACGAAAGAAACACAAGTACAACCACCCCAAAAAACTTACTTAATAAGTTCTACAGTACTAATGGATGTCATGAGATATTTAATGACAAGACCCTACGGTGAAGTTGTCAAACTAATGGGTGCACTTTCAACATTAAATCAGCTTAATCCAAATATAGGACCTGATTTTATTAAAAAGGAATCAGTGATAGCCGATGCAAAAAAATGATATCAGTAAACACACAGGTCTTTTATTTGAACTAAAGATTGGTTTAAATAGAAATAATGCATTGGTGATAGACTATGGTGGCAAGCCTGTGGCTAAAATTAGAGAAGCATTAAAAGAATATAAGTATCATGCTAATCTATGTGCTGCTGTTATTAACCATGCTAATTCTGTGGGTAAGAAACTGGAAGATGATGTTAAGAAGCTGATACAAACTGTTTAATGAATCCTAAACAGATGCGAAAGATTAGAAATAAAGCCAAGCTAATCCTGCTAACTTGGATAAAAACTGTGGTTAAGAAAGAGCAACATGATACTATTACCCCTGAAAAATTCTCTGTCTTAATTAAGAATCCAAGTTATCAGTGGCAAGGTAGGACTTTAGTTCTGCAACCTATGTCCTATCGATGGATAGTTCAGACTTTAAAGAAGCATCCTGATTGGACCTTAGAGGATCTTAAACAAAATGTATAAACCATTACCTGATTCATTAACAATTAAAACCTCAAAAGTTAATGGGTTAGGTGTGTTTGTTAAAGAAGTAATTCCCCAAGCTACAAACTTAGGTATGACTCATTTAGAATTAGGAAAACTTATTCTACGTACTCCTTTAGGAGGATTTCTTAATCATTCTAATACACCTAATTGTGTTAAATCATCTGCCTTATTAACTCGTCAACAATGGAATAATCTAAATGATCTTCCTGATGAAAAATATAATCATGATTTTAAACAGTGGAACTTAATAACAATAAAAAATATTAAAAAAGGAGAAGAACTAACATTAAAATATACATTCTACACTATCAAAAAAGATATATGAACAAAGAACTAGAAGAACTATTAAACCAAATTAAAGCCTACCTTAATGACATGGTAGCCAGGAACTATCCCTTTCAAGAAATCAGCGACATCATTACTAAGTGGGAAACAAAGAAAGTATAAACAACATCAGAAAAACTACAAGACGAATTAGAGCCTATTAAAGATTTTTTAGACGAAGCTGAGAAAGAAAAGAAAGAGTTAGAAGAGTCTTATCAAGAATCAGTGAGACAGACTAAGGAA